TAGATCTGTGTAAGTGAACTCGATGGATGGGGGCCAGTAGCCAGTCTCGACAAGTAACTCGGCGAGGCTGCGCCCTACTGATCCCCTTGTGTGGGGTTTGCTGACTCTGTTTCCAAGACTTCAAGGTTGACTAACTTTTTGAGGAAGTCGTCCAGAATGACTGGGGGGTTGTGTCCTTGTTGTTTGGCTGCTTCGTGGGCGAGGTAGCCGAGCATCTCTATCGAGATACCGTTAGCGAGGTCGGACGCTTTGACTTTGTATTTCCGCTCGAGCTGCACAAGATGAAAGAGATTAGTTTCGACAACGTAATCTCCTTCTCCTGTGTTGATCTTGATGGATAGTTTCATGGGGTTTCCTTTGCACGGTAAGGGATGGGATTATGGGGTTACGTCGCGTACCCAGGTGCCACCTGAGAACGAAATTTCCATCACTTGGAGTTCGCCGACGGTGTAGGTGATTGGGTAGTTTGCGATCATCGTGTTGGAAATTGTCCACTCTGGGGCGTCGGCTGCGAGGACGGCTCCTTTTTTGACCACGATGGTTGTTGTTCCAAGCCCGACCTGTCCGGCAATGACGCCTTCAACTTCTGATGCGCCGTATGACATATAAAGGGTGATCGTGCCTTCTACGGTCTGTAATCCTGGCACCATGCGTTCGCCAGTATCGCCGAAAGCGGTGCTGGTGAGTGGGTTGTTGCCGAGAGTGAAACTGATGCTCGAGGCCTGATCGGTGAGATCAACGGTTGCAATTTTTAGCTCTGCTGGTTGTGATAAATAAGTTGTAGTTGCCATGATTTCTCCTATGGGTTTCTTGAGGTTCCCACACGAACGACTAGATCGTATGAGGGGATATCTTGTGATCCGATTGTCGTGACAGAAGGAGCGCCCGAGATGAGGGAGATCGCGCTGTTCATGATCGTGTCGGCTGTAGTGATGAGGTAGTCGCTAGCGTCGCTGTTGCCTGGGGGAGCTGCGAGGATCCTCACTCCGAAAGTGATTTCGGCGATGTTGCTGTTAAAGCAGGTAAAAGTAGGGGGCTCGACAAATACCGTCATCGGGCGAGCGTTGCGTGCATCGGTGACTACTGCTAGCCCGAGTCCCGTAAGCGAGGCTACAAGGGTGCTCTGGGCGCTTGCGAAGATGCCCGTAGCACTCATGCGACTTGACTCCGATTGACGCCGAGGAGACGGTTGATCTGTCCCATCGAGCCGACGGTTCCTGGAATATTCATCGCTTCAAAACTGGAAAAGGAGTCCACGCTTCCTCTTTCACGATATAACGAACCCGCCAGCATCGTCACTCCCAATTTAACGTCCGCGCCTGGGACGGTAGTGAGCGAGTCAAAATAACCTGCTTCTTTCCGTCGCCGAAACGCGAACGCGTTAGCTGCATCCGTGCATGAGCCAACGAAGGCTGTGTCGTTTGCGGTAGCGACACTAATTCCGAGCCAGGCAAGAACGTCGTTTGCAACGATCCACGTGCAGGTCTGAGTCCAGGTGAGCGTCCCTGTCGGGATAGCTGCACTACGTTCTAGGTCGTCGCCAGCGTCATAGAAGATGACTTGGTTGCCGATGTAGATGTCGTAGTCAAATAGCAGGTCGCCTTCTTCGTCAACGCCTGTAAAAAAGTACGGGTTGATCGCATAGACGGTGTGGGTGCCGTTTAATCCGTGACCTAGGCCTGCGAGCGTGATGCTTTGACCGATGCCGATGTCTGTGTCCTCGAGAGTTTGCACCACGGCGTAGTCGTCTAGTCGCTGATGAAAAGTGACTGCGTAAACTGCCATGATGCAAACTTTCTCGGGTGGTGCTTAAGGTTTAGGCCTGTGGGATCTTCATGAACTGGTTGGCGTCGATCATCTTCGGGGCGAAGTAGCCACGGAAGGCGATCGTGCGCGACAAGGTTGAAGGATTGTCAAGGCTGATAGCGCCCTTCTGCTGCTCGTAGCAACGGAAAGCACCGGTAGCTGCAGCGCCGACGATGGTGGTCTTTGCTGCGAAGTTGGTGTCAACTACGAGACGCAAGCCGAAGACGAATGCTTCGCGTGAACCTGGGTTCATTGTGCCGAAGGCGTTCATCGGGCCGACCTGTGGGAACAACGGACGGTCGTCTGTGCCACTCAACTGTCCAAGCTGTGCGAATACGTCGCCAGACACAAAGAGATGGTCTGGGAGGTAGTTGCCGTTAGCGAGGATGGTGTTGGCGCAAGCGTAAACCTTGGCGATCCAGTCGGTTGGGTCTGTCGTTGCGACGTTGCCTGTGGTCTGTGATGTGCCAGCGAGAAGCGCGTCGGCTGCTGCGTTGTCGGTTGCGAGGGCGTATTTTTTGCCCATGTCCTCGAGGAGACCTTGGAGGACTTCTGGTGAAGTCCAGTCGATTGAGGCTTCGGAAACTTCAACGTATCCGCCGTAGATGTCTTTTGTGATTTGGATGTCATCAACAACGAACTGTCCAGCGGTGATGGTGGTGTTCTGTGTCTGAGGGCCAGAAATTGAGGTATGGGTTGTAATTTTTGGAACAATGAACACCTTGCCACCCTGGGGCATCTGGCGTGAGCCGATTGCATCAACTACTGGACGGAGCCCTTGGATCCCAGAATAGATCGGGGAGATGATGGGCAATGGAAGGATGCCGTCAAGATCTGCGGTCGTCACGTCTGGAGCTGCAGCGCGTACTCGAGCGTTGAACTCGGCAGCTACAGCGCCACCTTGCATCTGGGCGGAGATCCATTCGCCAGCCGAAGGAAGTTTGAACTCTTTTTTGGCTTGTGCGTAGATGATTGGGTTTGTTGGGGTTGTTGCCGACTCTGCTGACTCGGCCTTGATTTCTTCTGACACGTTGTCCTCCTGAGGGGTGTCTATGGGTTGGGTATTTTCTTCAACATCCTCAGGATCGGCCGAGGCTGCGATTTCGGTGATCAACGCCTCCGCATAAGCGGGGACGGCGACCAAACTGAGCTCGATTAGCTGCGCCTTAGACACAACCATCACGCCCGATTTATCAAACTTAAATGAGACAGGGTTAGCGCCGACGCTTACCGAGTCATACGCGCCAGCCTTAAGCAAGGCGACCGCGTCCTTAGATGCACGAGTATCCGCCAGCGTTGCTTCGAACTCAAGGCCAGCGTCGCTGTCGGCGAGAGCGTTAACGACTCCGCGTAATTGACTCATGTCATGGTTCTCTAGAAGTTTTGCTGGTTTCTGATTTAGGTCAAACGCGCCTCGTAGAAACTTGACGCGCTGACCTCCTGAGACAGTTGCAACAACATCCCAGGGGACGGCGATACCGGCGATACGCGCTGGGCGGTTCTCGTCGCCTGTCTCGGCGATGATGAGATCTAGATCTGCGTGAAAATGGATCATGGTTACTCCAGGTTGTTTGTGTCGGAGAGTGGGTTGACTTCTGGTTCTTGCATGACTGACTCGTGCATTTCTGGCGAGTATTCGCCGACGTATTCGTCAAGGTCAAACTGTGTGTGACGTCCTCGAGGAAGAACATCGTCCATAGACAAGCGTTCTTCGATGGCGTGTAGCAATGGGCGAGCGCCGAAAAGCAGCAAGTCTTGGCGAGCCTGTTGCGCGTTTGCGTAGGTCATACCGCTCTGGTCAATGGCGAGCAAGTAGGCAGGAATGTCCATAAGGCGAGACAGTTCTTTTGTCTGATATTCGCGTCCCTCTACGAGCTGTAGTTTGCTCGGGTCTTGGTCAAAAGAAACGAAGTTCACAAACTCATTGAGCGCGCCGATTGCATTGGAGCGACGGTTGGACGCCCAGGCTGCAGCCATTTCTCCGAGCTCTTCGCCCGACATTGGCTCTCCGCCTTTTTGCTGGAGATAGCCAGCTGCGATTTCATTTGAAGCGAAGCGCTCTGCCGACTGATCAAGTTTGAGCGCGATTTGGATAGCGCGACGGCCTGAGTAGATGACGCCGAGGTTGCCGTTGAGGAATTGGATCACGTTGCTTGTGTCGAGTGGGAGACCGTTGAACTCGAGTTCGTCTGCTGGGCCGAACCATTCGGGCGGAGCATTGTTCGGGCTTTGAACGAGGTTCGCTGGGAGCCATTGGAAAGTTGCTGGGAAGCCTGTGCTGTAGCGCGAAGTTACCGCCCAGAAAGCGCGACCGTAGAGGATGAGATCCTTGGCAGTTTTTGCCATGATGAAGTTGCGCGTGACCTTTGGGTCGGGTCGGCTCATCCATGACTCGCCCTCTACGTAGATTTTTTCGTATTCTTCGCCGTTCCATTGAAGGACGTACGACTTCATGTCGAGGGTTCCCACGACCGTCGAGAGCAACGAAACAGCCCGAGCGATCGTGGGTACAGATAGTGCAGCTTCCTCAAACGCCCCTACGGAGTACGAGTAAAACTGGCCTATCTGAGACGCGCCTGCAGCAGCTCCTAGTGGGGCGGAGTTATACGCTGGCGCGGTGATCTTTTTACCGAAGAGAGGCATCACCTGGAGTCTCTACCCGAAGCGCAACAAAAGCAAGCACCACGGCAAAAGATAGAAAGTGATCACCTACCGAAGGCGATTGCTGCTCTTGCCTTTTGGGTCGGCTTCGCTACGAGTGCAGCTGCGAAGATCATGCACCTTGCCATCGTGATCGGGCCACTGCTTTTCTGGCTACTAATTGTGTACCCAGACTGGGTCTTGACGCCGACCGCTCTGTTGACGTGCTCGAGGAGCATTTGCTCGCCGGTATGCACAAGGCGTCCCTCGTTGATGAGCTGACGGATCGTGCTCGTATGGGTGACAAGTTCGCCATAGCCGACGTCTATTTTTTTCTTATCTAGATCCATCGGAGCCATCTGGAATAGCGAAGGCGTGAGCGCAATTTGTCGGCAAGTCTTAGCGGACTCATGCACCTTCTCCCAGCAAGCGCCAAGAGTGTCTGTCACAAACTCAACAGTCACCGCGATCTGCCCCTCATCGTTGAGCTGTGCGCGTACCCCACAGTAGAGAGACTCGTCGATTGAACTGTCCACGCTGAGGACGCCCCCCTCAGGCATCACAGAAGTCGTCAACTTGTCAAAGACCCCAGGGTTGAGCCACGAGTTAGCGCTCGAGATCCACAAGTTAAGTGAGGCGCGCATGAAGGCTGCTTTGTCCACTTGCTCGGACTCATCAACCAAGATCTCGGGATCCAAGGTGTAGCCGATCGCTGGGTTCGCCATCGCCCAGTAGCCCTTCTCAACCATCGGGTCAACGCCTGGGGGAACGCTCCACTCGGCGAAGAACAATTTAGAAAACTTCTTTTCGTCAATAGCGCGGAGCGCTTCCTCTCTGAGTTTGAGCATCGCGTGTGAGTCTTCCGTGCCAGCTGTGCTCCAACAACTGAGCAGAGGAGACTGCATTGCGCGTTGAGATGGGAGAGCGCCATTGAAGAGAACGTCGGCGGAGATGTTCCAGACTTCGTCGGCGACAATGTACGTCGGCGAGAAACCGTGGAACGCTTTAGGGGTTGCAGCTTGAACGAGCCAGCGCGACTCGTCCGGCATCACGACCTCGTTACGACCGTAACTCCAGTAAGCCTTCGCGCCAAACTTCGCCTCGAGTAGCGGAGCCAACTGCTCAAAGATCTCCACAGCGAGATCCAACTGGTGAGCGGTAGAGATCACGAGGACTGGCTTGCCACGTCGGATCGGTTCCTTTACCAAGGCCCACAAGATGAAAGCCTTTAGCGCGACGGTCTTGCCGTTCTGCCGAGCAACCGAAACAAGAGAACGCCGACGAACTAAATCACCGTTCTCATCGTGCTCCAACTGTCCTCGAAGCGCTAACAACTGCCACGGCATCAGATCAATGTTCATCACGTCATGCGCGAGAGCTGCAACTTCGTCGCCATAACTGCCACATCCCAACAACCCAGATATCAGCCGAGGCTCGATCATTCCAGGGCCAGGAGCATCAGACACCATCCGCCGAGATCCAGCCATATCAGGAGCCTTCTCTGTCTTCTGGGATAGATGGATGGAAGGGGTCGGGTTCCCCTCCTTCTTCTCT